CAAATGAGGCAAAAGATGCAGTAGGCTCAAGAGCGTTAAGACCTGACGAAAAGAAAGCGCTGGACGAAGCACATTCTGAATCTTACGACATGATGGACAGGAACAAAAGCAAATTGATTATTTCACCTATATCGGTCAAATGGCAACCAATGAGCTACCCCGCAAAAGAATTGTTATTGACAGAATCAATGAATCGAGATTTTAGACGTATCATTGATCATTATGGGCTTAATGAGCACCTTTTTTCTCTTGATCGAACTAAGGCATTAGGTGGGTCGGGTGGTGACATTATCGAGGGTCAAAAAATGGCGCTTCAATCCACGATAATTCCAGAAGCTGATGCGCTTTCAGAAACAATGAATAAACGTTTTAATTTCGACACGAGCAAAGAGTATGTTAAATTGTGCTATGACCACTTACCAAGCATGCAAGATGATAAAGTTATTGAAGCTACCTCCGATAAGATAAAGGCTCAAACTCTCTCTATATTCGTACAAAGCGGCTACTCAAAAGATGAAGCCGCTGTCATGGCGGGTGTCGAATTATGATAGATGCGACTATTGTTTTTGAAAAGAATTGGAATGCTATCCACGAAAAATGTCCGAATAATTGTGGAAATATTATCAATAGTCTTGACCCACCAATAGATGAAGATTGCCAACATTGTTTTGGTTCAGGTCGAAAATACAAGTACATCATAAACAAGGGATCGAGCCGATCATCAAAAACTATCAGTTTAATTGACTTAAACGACTTACTTTGTCGATCACTGCCTAACAAACGTATCACTATCTGGAGAGATACTAAGAAGTCATGTAAAGATACCGTTCTCAGCGATATGATAAAACGTTTTAGGGCAACTGGGCGAATGAATAAAGGACATCTTTTTAATAAGACGGAATCTTATTTTGCTTACAATAATGGATCAAACTTAGAAATTCATGGGGCAGATGATGAAGAGAAAGTACACGGATTAACCCAAGATGCTGCATGGCTTAACGAGCCATATAAAATTACTTCCGAAACATTTAATCAAATAGATCAAAGGACTTCCGATATTGTTTTTATTGATTACAACCCAAAGAAGTGGCATTGGGTCGAAGATGTAATGACCCGCAAAAACGCAATTGTCATTCATTCTACATTTAAAGATAACCCATTTTGCCCAGCCGGGCAAAGATCGAAAATATTAAGCTACCAGCCGATACAATATTTGGAAGTCGTAATAAATAAGCTAATTGATCATACCGAAGCAATTAAATACGATACAATAAAAAATGATTTATCATTTAGCAAAAAACAATTAGAAGAAATCGACCGCTGTAAAATGAACCACGAAACACGCAGCGCGAATGAACTTAGTTGGGTAGTGTATGGGTTAGGCGAAAAAGGCGAGCGGCCAAATAGGATATTTTCTTGGGATAAAATTAGCACCCGTGAATTTATCGAATTGGATGCGCCTGAATTGTATGTAGTCGATTGGGGAAAAGTTGATCCGTGGGGAATTGTGCATCTGAAATATTATGACGGTGCAATCTATGCGCATGAATTGAACTATGCTAGTGAGGATGAAGTACGTAAATCAATGACACCTCAAGAACGAGCCGACATTGACAACGAAGAAGAGGGTATAGTCACTTGGATGTTTAACAGGTTAGCGATACCCTTAGACGTTCCCGTCATTTGCGACAATAATCGGATTGTAAAAATAGCAATGTTAAGGCGGAAAGGTTATTTAGCCGAACCTGCTGCAAAGGGTAAAGGATCAATTATGGACGGTATTGATATTCTGCAAAATTTACGTGTTTATTTTACAGAGGATAGTTTGAACATTGAGCAAGAGCAGGAAGACTATTCATTCGAAGCTGATCGATATGGTGTGATTACTGATAAACCCGAAGATTCCAACAATCACACTATCGACCCAATAAGGTACGGAGCTGGCTATTGGCAGAGCGTGGATTTAATTAAAAAGATGTAATTATTCTCCTTTAGGTTTAACGATATTAACCGTAAATTCTCCGCTTAAATCTTTGCCATTAGTAGCTATGTCGGTCGCATCCCTTAGTCCTAAATCACGAGCTATTATATTAGAATTAAATATCCCTGCTGCTGCTCCAGAGAACTTTTGATTGCGAATAACGTTGCCAATATGCGTAATGATTCCAACAAACTCTTTTATATCTTTGTACCTATCAATGTTGCAAACACCTAGAAAAACATACAACCCTTCCCAAGTATATGGTATCTTATGGCTATAAGTTTTGTAGTAAGTTCCTTTATCGGTTGTTGTTGTCTCCTCTCTTTCAAATGGGTTTTCGTCACACTCTTCAAAATACTCCTTTGCTTTCTCCCAAAGGTAAGAAGGACTTGCGAAATTTCTAGGCTTACCTATACATTCGGGGTCTGCTAATTTCCAAAACTGATTACCTTTAGGTGCTGCCATGACTATTTTTTTGCGTTAGATGAAAAAAGAATCTTCAAAAACTCAATTTCTTTATTAACTTGCTTATTAACAATGATTTGTCCAATATTAGCTATCACTAGGTATACAATTATAAGATTGATAAACCATCCGCCAATAATTGACCAAACGAGAAGAGCGAGCAATAATACAAAGAAAGATACGCTAAGAATTGATTGTTTCATCTTACGAAGATAAGAAATAATCATAATAATTTATTAGAATTTACTAAAATATTTTATTTATAGTAAAATTATTCAATTACTTTTAAAAAATTTTACTAATTTTGAAATAAAATACCTTATTGCATTCGGAGGTTAAGACGGGTGCAGCAAATTAAAATAAATTATTATGAGCGGATGCGCAACTGCTTGCTGCACAGGATTGCCGATTGCGGCTGGAATGCCAAGCAACAACAAATTAACGGGTAAAGCCATTTACCCAATTTTCGTACCCTTAGTTGGAAGCGACGGAACACCAAATGTAATTCCTGCGGGAACAAGTTTGACTCAAGCCTATATTGATGGGAAATTAAACGAGCCGAATAAATTAGACAGATGGTATATTTTCGGAAAAATGGTCAACCTTGCTTTTGCGGAAACGGTTAACGACACCGAGACACTAGACGGTATCAATTACAATACGGGGTCGGAAACAAAAGGACGAATTACTTATGTCCACGCTGGGAATTCTTCTGCGCCTTTTTTGAAATCTGCTTACAAAACAACTTTTGATTGTTTGGGCGGAATGGGTGTATTTTGGGTAACGAATTTCGGTAACGTTATTGGATTGAAAGACGGAAGTGGAGGGTTACTTCCTATTGATTTAGAGGATAGCACAATGTCGGCTCAACTTATGGAGTCAACTGATGCCGCTACTCAAAAGATCGGTGTCGGTATTCAATACGCTGAATATGTTTCAGAGGGTTGTCTTGATTATATTGATGCATGTAGTATTACCTATTCAGCTTTGAAATGGTTTGGACGCGCACCAAGAGAAGTTATGTTTGCTGAAATTTTAAACGCAGCTCAAACAACTATTACAGGCACGTTTAACTTCATTAATTCGGGTTATGGATCAAAAGACCCTGTTATCGGGCTATTAGTTGCTGATCTGTCATTTAACGACGGAGCGACACCAGCTACTGTTTACAACAAAACAACGAGTGCAAGTGTCGCAGTTACTTCATTAGTTCCTGATGCAATTATCCAAGACAAGTACGTAATTACTTTGGCGGTGGCGCAAACGGTTGCTGATGTTATCGAAGTTTCATTGAGTAAAGATGGTTACTCTATGGCTGCTTTTGACGTTACATTAGGCTAATGAGCGATAAAGAGTTGAAGAAGTTAGAACCAAAGAAGACACCCGGTAAACCATCCATTCCATCCGGGTTAGTTTTCGAATTTGGCGAGATCAATATTAACTTCTCAAGCGTTAAAAGTGGCGAACACCTAGGCAGCATTTATAAAGGAAAACTAGCTAGGACAGATTTACCAAGCGCAATGAAGGAGTTTGATCGACTTCGTAAAAAGTACCAATAAAACAAAGCCCTAGTGAATTTTTTGCTAGGGCTTTTTTGATAAATGATAGAAGAAAACGAAATAATAAAGCAACTAAAACGTGTTCAGAAATTGAAGGCGGAAAAGTTTTTTGTGAAAATTTATAACCAATCGGAAGTAAAGAAATTTATCGTTAATTTGAACACGGATCAATTGCGGTACGAATTTATCAATTCGAACGGGGTGCAATTGTCAAGCGTTGGCGGTGACTATTCCCCTGTTACGATTGAGATAAGTGCAGCAAAAGGACGACCAAAGAGCGGAAGGTCGAGTGTAGATCTTTACGATACGGGGAAATTCCAACGGTCTTTTAAGGTTTCAAAGGTAGACGGGAAAGGTTTTGTAATTGACGCGAATGATCCTAATGATTTAGAAGGATCATTTGGGCGTGATATATACGGATTATCAGCTGATAGTATCGAGTTATTAACTGAAAAAGTATTACCAATATGGCAAAAAATGCTTTTAAACTATTTGTTAAATGGGTCTATTTCATAAAAAAAGTAAACTAAAATCAATCGTCTTTTATACAGATATAGACGACTTACCTCTATTCAATTGGGAAAAATTCCACAAGACTAATAACTTTCAATGGCTTTGTGAATTATATGATGAAAAGCTAATAATTGACAAAACCGAAGCCCAAAGTAATTATTTCAAACTGCACGATCAATATAGGGAAATCAATGATGATAGTGATAAGATTGAAGAGTTCTCCACTTTAATAAATTTACAACTCGAAGCAATGGTTCAACTTATTGACGGTGATCCATCTCAAATAAATTGGGTAACATTTTATGACAATCAAATTGAAGCACTTACAAAGTCTGGCGTCAAGCAAGATATGATTGAAAGTCGAATGATTTATCAGCAAGCGTACGGGATGGCGATAAACACGAAAGAAATAAGCCTAGGCGAGTACGCAAGAATTGTAAAAATAGTACAGGAACAAAACAAGCCAAAACAAGTTAAACATGAGCAATAGAGTTGACCAAGATAAGTTGTATCAAAAGGATATTTATGAAAATTTCATAAAGTCAGGTGATGAAGCGTTAAGAAAAGCTACCGAAATAAACGAGGTATTAAAAAAAGAGATAAAGTTAATGGCTCAACTTGCGGGGTCATTGGGTACTACTGCCAAAGATATAAATGCGTTAAACGCTGCTAGGAATAGAGCAAAAAAAGCTCTGGACGAACAGCAAAAAATGGAGCTATCGATTACTAGAGCTAGAGAGAAATTAAATAAAGTAACGGAAAAACAGCGTTCTGAGTTGGCAAGTTTAAGAGTTGAGGAGCAAAGAAGAAATAAAGAAGCGCGAACTCAGGCTTTATTGACTTCTAATCAGGTCGGGGCATTCGAAAAATTGAACATTAAAATAAAGCAATTAGCCGATCGATATAGAGATTTAATAGCTCAAGAGGGCAGGGAGACGGAGCAAAGTAGGCAATTACGAATGGAGATATTAGCACTTAACGGGGTTCGAGATCGTGCGAATGAATCATTAGGTATGCACCAACATAGAGTGGGGCAATACTCACAAGCTATTGGAAAGCTCACTAAATTTATGGGCGCTTTAGGCTTGAGTTTTGGAGTTTTTCAATTATTAAGAAGTTCGTTTTCTGTTTTGGGTGACTTTGATGAAAAGTTAGCTGATATAGCTAAAACTACGGGGTTAACAATATCAGCGGCTAAAGATTTATCTCTTGAATTGCTTAAAATTGATACTAGAACGAGTGTCACGGCTTTGCAAGAATTAGCAAGTGCTGCGGGTCGATTAGGCATAACGGGTGTACAAAACATTATCGATTTTGCAACATCTGCGGATAAGGTCTTTGTTGCTTTAGGTGACGATTTATCAGGTACTGCGGATGAAATAGCAACAGAGCTGGGTAAAATATCAAGTGCATTTGGCTTAGAAGAAGAGTTTGGAATTGCGGGGGGAATTGAAAGAGTTGGTAGCGTTATAAACGAGTTGGCAGCTAATTCAAAAGCGGGTGCGAGCGAAATTTTGGACTTTACAAATAGAATGACGGGTCTTGCTTCTGTTGCAGGAATCAGTGCGCAAGATATAGGGGCGTTGGGTGCTTTGTTTGATTCTACGGGGCAAAGTATAGAAGTTGCTTCAACTGTATTACAAAAACTATTACCTGAAATTGCCGCTGACCAAGAACACTACGCACAAGTAGCAGGTATGACGGCTGAATCATTTAAAGAATTAGTAGCAAACTCACCTATCGAAGCGTTAAAGGCGGTAGCTCAAGGAGCTGAGTCAAGCGAAACGGGGTTAATTGGATTAGTTGAAACGCTGGGGGATTTTGGTGTCGATTCAGCGAGAGCGGCTAGTATAGTTGGTGTTTTATCTCAAAACACGGAAGAGTTAACGAGGTTGCAAGATTTAGCCAACACAGCATTTGAAGAAAACACATCTGTTACTGATGAGTTCAATATCAAAAACAATACGCTAAATGCGGGGCTGGAAAAATTACAAAAAGCATGGGATACATTGCTTATAGAATGGAATGAAGGTATTGGTATTGGTGAAACCCTAAAGAATATTTTATCATTTTTAGCTGATAACTTAGAAACTGTTGTTAGGGTTGTAATTGGTGGTTTGAGAGCTTGGGCGTTACAAAAATTAGCTATTAGCTTATTTAGAAATGAAGTTGATGAAACGGGTAAAATCATAAAGTTTGGATTAATTCCGAGTATTATAAATTCTAGTAAAATGTTAGTTGCTTCTGTACGTTCATTTAGTGCAGGAACAATTGGTGCGAGGGGATTTGGTGCTGCTTTAAAATCTATTCCTTTTGTCGGTATAATTTCAGGTATTTCAACTGTTGTGGGATTATTTTGGGATAACACAGAGGCAGCTGATGCGAATACTATTGCTATTGGTAAAAATGCACAAGCTAATGAGGAGTTGAATATTCAATTAATTGAACGAGCAAAATATTTGCGAGAATTAAATATGTTATTAACTGAAGGTAGATCGGATGTAATTAATTTAACAACGGCTGATTTAAAAGAATTAGCTGAAGGTTACAAAGACGCCTTAAAAGAAACAGAGGCTCTAGTTGATATATTTAAAATTCAAGACAAATTATTATCAGGAAGTGAAGGTTCTTTTGAAGATTATTTAGAAGTATTATTAAGGTCGACAGATTTACCGAATGATGGTGTTAACGCTTTGCATGAACGTAGGGATGCTTTAATTAATCTTCAAAAGACAGAAGAAGAACTTGCAAAACGTGGCGCTGGTGGCGCTGTTCGCTCTGGTGGCGGTGGTGGCGTTAGCAGAACAGCGATTAAAATTAATGTCGAGTATGTCCCTGAAGATATACCGCCAATAGATGTAGAACTGAAACCTTTTACGGACTGGGATGCCAATCAAAAAATAGCGGTTGAAGACATTAATGATGAACTAGAAAAAGAACTAGAGTTACAAGACGAAATAAATTTAGGGCTTTATGAGCAAAAATTAACGACTGAAGAAATTGCAGATTTATGGACGTCAATTGGCGAATCTATTGACTCTGTAAATACT